GGCGGACGTCGCGCCGCTGGATGACATTTCGTGTCACGTCGTCTCCGTCGCGATCGGTCTCGGTCGGGACCAACCGCTGGACCGGTTCCGCACCGGAACCGCGACCGTCGAACTGGACGACCCGGACGGACGGTATTCGCCCTGGTCGACCGCGGCGACCCCGGACGAATACACCGGAGTACGCGTCGGGATAGACCTCGTCATCTGGGCGGAGATCGCGGGATTCGTCTATCCCCGGTTCCGCGGGATCGTGGACCAGATCATTGACGACTGGCCGGAACAGTCGCGCGACCCGGGGACGCCGCACCGCGTCACGTTCCACGCCATGGACTACCTCGCGGACCTCGCCGCGTTCGACGGTTTCGAGCAACCGCCCACCGGAGCGGGCGAGCTATCCGGCGCGCGCATCGGACGCGTGCTGGACAACGCGCACTACACGCGCCCGCGCGACGTGGACGAGGGAACGGTCCCGGTCCAAGCGACGACCCTCGCGGGACGCGCGCTGGATGAGGCGGGACTGACGACCGACACGGAGCGCGGCGCGCTGTTCGTGAACCGGTCCGGAACCCTCGTCTTCCGCGACCGGAACGGCCTCGGAACCGACCCCGCCTATACGTCCGTGCAAGCCCTATTCGGGGACCGTCCGCTGGACGGAGAGGTCGCCATCCCGGAGCTAGAGGACGAGATTTGTTACTCCGCGATCTCGCCCGTGTCGGACGCGTCCAAGATTCGCAACCAAGTAGCGATCGCGCGCGCGGGCGGGTCGACGGTCCTGGACTCGGACCTGACGTCGCAGGCGCTTTACGGGGTCCGCACCTATCGGCGGTTGGACCTGATCCATACGACCGACGCAGAGTCCGCGGTGATCGCGGCGGAGTACCTGACCGCGTACGCCTACGCCGCGAACCGGATCGAAGGTCTGACGGTCGACCTTGTCGCGGTCTCTCATTACGCGTCAACGATCCTGTCGCTGGAACCGTTGCACCTGATCGAAGTACGGCGGCGCGCGGAGGGATTCCAAATCGTGGCCGCGCTCCAGATTCAAGCCATGGCGGAGCGGATCACCGCGGAGTCGTGGGCGGTCGAACTGCGAACGTTCCCGGTCGACCCGGAAAACGTTTTCGACGTCGCGCTCTGGAACGCGTCCGCCTGGGACGTCGGATTGTGGGGTTACTGATATGGGACTGACCGCCAACGTTGTCGCGAGTACGCCGATCACGTCCGCGTGGGGGAATGAGATTCGCGACCGGACCGTCCAGCGGTTCGCGTCGTTCGCGGAACTGACGTCGTCTTGGACCTCGCCCGGGGAAGGCGCGGTCGCGTACCTGACGGACGTCAATTCGCTGCACGCCTACAACGGGTCCGCGTGGGTCGCGATCACGCCGCGGTCCGCGACGGTCGCGACGACGGTAACGACGTCCGCCACCGCGTATACGTCCCTGTCTGGCGGTCCCGCGGTGACGTTGCAAACCGGACCGTCCGCGCTGGTCACGCTGACCGGGAACCTGTCGATCCCGGGCGGAGCTAACTCCGTATTCATGGCGTGCGCGGTCTCTGGTGCGACGACCCTCGCCGCGACCGATGACGCGTCGCTGGCGTTCGCGCTGATCCCCGGAGTGGCCGCGCAGTGTTCCGCGTCGTACCTCTACACCGGACTCACCCCGGGCGCGAACACCTTTACCGCGCGCTACCGCGCGGGCACCGCGTCCTCGGTCGGGTTCGGACTCCGCCAAATCACCGTCGTGGGGGTTCCGTAATGGGAGTGACTAGCTACCGCGATCATGAGGACGGACGACGTCTCTACGTCGCCCGGTTGTCGATCGAAGATCACCGCGACGCGGGAGACGTCGACTGGCTCGCGGACGCGCTGCTCTGGATGCTCGGCGCGACCGTCGAACTGCTCGACGGTGTCGAGGACGTCCCCGCCCTGGTCGCCGCAGTCAAACTCCGTCTCCGACTCGCGTCGGAACGGTAGGGAGGAACGATGGCCGACGCGGACTGGATGCCTGGACTAGCGCACGACCCCGGACGTAACGCGTTCTACGCGGGCGGACGCTCGCGCATGCAATCGGTCGTCCTCCACTACACCGCGGGCGCGTACGGCGGGGACTATTCGATTGGTAAGGACGGCTATTTCAATTTCTACGTTCCGCGGGAACGCGCCCCCGTGCAATTCGCGGAAGGTGACGCGCTGACGTGGCACGCGGGCGAGTGGAACGACCAGGGAACCGGAATCGAATTTGAACGGCTGAACGATTCCTACGCGTACACCGATCACCAATATCTCTGGGGCGGGAAAATCGTCCGCTGGTTACACGACCGCTACGGGGTCCCGCTGAACTTCTACGACACCGGAGGCGACAACGCGGGACGACGTCCCGAATCGCAGACGGTCGGTCTGCACGTCACTCACCGGTCGTTAGCGCAGTCGGGCGGTTGGCACTCCGACTACATGACGCGCGCGGAGTGGGACCGGATGCTTGGCGCGGCGACCCCGCCGCCCGGAATGGAGGATGACGACGTGAATCAGTCCATGGTCTCGGGGAACCCCGGACACGACCCCGCCGTGATTCTCTGGTGGGACGGACCGACGCTCTGCCGGACCCGACCGCTCCCGCTCGGGGACCCGCGCATCGTGTCCGCGAAGCTGGGCGACCTCGGCGTAGGCGGACAAGTGTCCTGGAACACGAAAGCGGGCGCGCCGTGGAAGGTGGACCCGAACTGGCTCCGGTCTCTCCCGGAGCGCGACGCGAGCTAACGGGACGCGTGGGCGCATGGCGGCGCTGGCCGCTGGTCGCGGCGGCGGTCGCGTGCTTCGCGTACGCCGCGGAGGCGTCGGGACCGGTGGAACTGCGCGCGGGCATCTTCACGATGGGCGCGATGCTGGTCGGCGCGTGGCTCTACTCGTCCGGTCAGGATCACGACGGAGACGAAAACTGACGCTCTGTAGAGCGATCTAAGCGGTTTCGTCGCCCTGGTCGGTACGGACGACCCGGGAGAGTCGGAGAATCGCGGCGACCCTCTCCAGGACGGCGGGGTCCTCCACCGTGCGCGGTAGCCCCTGCTCTCGGCGGGTCCGTTCGACCAAGCGGTCCGCCCGCGCGGCGATCTCGTCTTCGGTCATCTAGTCGTCCGGGTCCCCGTTGTCGTAGGGCGACCACGTCTCGGAACGCGGGCGGTCGTCGCTCTGGACGAGGACCCACGTCGCGAGCGCGCCCGCGACCACTCCCGCGACGAATACCAAGCCTCTCGTCATTCGTCCTCCCCGTCTCGGACATGCTCCCGGATGTAGCGGTCTAGCTCGCTCTGGAGAACCCGGATCGACCGCTCCCCCACGACAATGGCCGCGAGGTCCCCGCGGTCGATCATGCGGCGGACGGACGGGACCGACACCCCTAGGAAGTCCGCGACCTCCCGGACGCTCATCGCGCGGGGTCCGCCGTGCGACGGGGTCACTGGTGCTCGCGCGGCGCTTCCGTGCGCGTCACCGCGCACGAATACCGCCACCCTGCCTCGGACGACACGACGAACGACGCGCCGCCGTCCGGATCGAATCCGACCATCGTTACCGTCAACTGCTCGCCCAACGCGGGGAGCATGGACGCGAGGGTCCCGGTCCCGTTCCCGCTGCGCGACGCCTTCGCGGGAGCCGCCCGCATCGCGGCGAACTGCTCGGCGGAGGGACGGTGGGTTGGGTTCGTGATTTGGTACGCGATCCGGTCGCCGCGCTTGGTCCGCTCGACGTCGTATCCGAGACGTTCCATTTTCGTGATCTCCGCCGAGAGCGCCGCGCCCTGTCCCGGACTCTCCGGACTCGGGACCAGCTTCCCCGCGAGCAATAGGACGCGCCATCGATCCACGTTCGACGCCGGTTCCCATCCTTTCCGGTAGTAGTCGGCCCACCGGTCCTCTAACCGAGACGTCGTCACTGTTCCTCCCGCGTCAGGGGCGGTCGCTACCGCGACCGCTTTGCTCGGATTCCTGCCCGGGTCAGTACCTCGCGCCGCATGGCGTCGCGGTCCACTCCGCCCCCGTCTAGGTCGCGCAACTGATAGCCGTCCGGGTACCGGTAGAAGGCGCGTATCCGCGCGCCCTGGAGGGTCCACTCGTCCACGCGTTCCGTCCCGCACCGCTGGCACTCCAGGACCCGGGTTACGCCGCCCCGACCCGCGCTCGCGTAGTGGTCGACCCTCCACGCGTGGTGAACGTCCCGACATACCAGGAAGTCGTCCGCGAGGTCGTGGAGCGCGTCACTCGCCGCTGTCTGCTTCGCCATACGTCCTCCCCCGTCAGGCTGGAGCGGTCGCCGCAGAGCGTATCCCGACGTCTCACCCCGTTCACGCTTTGCGTGTCCCCGAATTCGCTCCGCGCGCGTCGTGTGTCCCCGGTTGTGTCCCCGACCCCGGAGACGAAAGAAATCCGGAGACCCGTAGGTCCCCGGATTCCCTTACTCGGTAACGGTTGTAGGCCGGTGGGCGATCGCGGGATTGAACCGCGGACCTCTGCCGTGTGAATCCGATTCGTCGTTATGTGTACGCTCATGTCTGAGGCGTAGCAACGGTTCTGGCGTCTCATTGTGTCCATGGGAAGTCAGGGGACACGGATCGTGTGTCCCCGGTTGTGTCCCCACTACGGGAAGGAAATCGCCATGGCCTACCAAGACGACCACTGTCGCCACTGTCAGGCGCGCATCGTTAGCGCCGCGGGGACGTGGGTCCACGTCGGAACGGGGTCCGTCTACTGCGACCAATCCGGCACGACGCGGGCGGCGCGGTAATGGCATCCATCTCCACGCAGACGACCGACCCGAACCGCGCCAAGTACAAAGTCCGCTGGCGCGAGGACGACGGTCGGGCGCGGTCGGAATCGTTCACGACCCTGAAAGCCGCGGAGGCGCGCAAGCGCGAAGTGGAGCGGAAGCTGGCGGAGGGAACCTACGTCGCCGCGTCGGAGGGTCGGGTCCGGTTCGCCACGTTCGCGGCGGAGGTCGCGGAGTCGTGGCACGACCTCAGCCAGTCGACCCGGGACCGCTACGCGGTCGACCTCGGGACCAAGTTCTCCGACCTCGCGGACCTGGAGGTCGGGGAGATCGACGTCCGGACCGTCCAACGGGTCGTAGACCGTCTGGCGCGCCGTCTCGCGGCGGACACCGTCCGCAAGGCGTACTACGTCCTGACGCGGATCATGGACGACGCGGTGACGCGCCGACTGATCGAACGGACTCCCTGCCATGGCATCCGACTGCCGAAGGTGGAGCGCGTGGAGCGGGTCCCCGCGACCTCGGACGCGATCGAAAAGCTGTCCCTGACCCTCCCGGACGAATACCGCGCGGTCGCGTTTGTCGGCGGGGACGCGGGACTCCGGATCGGGGAACTGCTCGCGCTCCGGTGGGAGGACGTCGACCTCCAGCGGCGGACCCTCACCGTCCGCCGCTCCGTGTCGGAGTCCGGGGGCCAAGTCCGCGAGAAGACGACGAAGTCCGACAAGGTCCGGACCGTCCCGCTCACGCGTCGGACCGTCGACGCGCTGACGGACCTCCGGGAGTGGCACGACCCCGCACCGTCCGCGCGCGTGTTCGCCGCCGCCCGCGGCGGGGTCTACCGTCCCGGTCTGTTCCGCTCCCGGGTCTGGAACCCCGCGATCCGGGACGCGGGTCTGGAGGGAATGACGCCGCACGATCTCCGCCACTCAGCAATCACCGCGTGGATCGAACACGGCGCGTCCGTCGTCCTCGCGTCGCGCTGGGCGGGACACTCCGACCCCGGATTTACGCTCCGACGTTACGGCCATCTGACACCGCTCCACGCGGACGGGGTCCTGGACCGCCTGGACGCGCGATGACCGCGGCGGAGTGGGTCGCCGCGGCGAGCAAGCGGGACCGGTTGCTGGTCTGGCAACGGGACGAACCGATCGACCTCCCGCTCCCGCGCGACCCGGAGGAACGCGCGGAGGTCTACCGGTTGGTCCGGGCGGAATTCTCCCGGGGTTCGCGGTAGCGTCCTCCGCCGAACCCCGCACCGCGGACCCCGTAGCCCGCGGTGCGGGGTTCAGCGCGTCCAGACCCGGTTTCGTTCAGCGAAGAAATTTCTCCCGCCGTCCGTAGTGACACATACGGAGTCACCGTGAATCACGGACGCGCTCTGGTAGTCACGCGGCACGCGCGCGCCGGTTGCTCGCCCCCGCGCGCGTCCAGATAATCGGCGGATGCCGCGCACCGCTGCTAGCTCTGGACCTCGTCTCTATTCGTTCACGGAGGCGGCGCGGGTCCTGTCGATCTCGCGCCCGACCGTCTACCGACTCGTCCGCGCGGGAGTGATCCCCGCGGTGCGCGTCCCCGGTATCCACGGAATGCGAATCCGGGACGTCGACCTGGACGCCTACGTCCGGAGCGCGAAGCGCGTCGCACCGTCGACCGCCGAGATTGACGACGGACGTCCCCCGCGCTCGCGCTCGCGGAAGACCGCCGCCGCGTGATCCTCGCCGCGTATCTGCTGCTGGTGCTCGCGCTGCTGCTGGTCGCCGCGCGTGCCGCGTCCCGACCTCGTCCGTCGTCGCCGCCGACGTCGGACCCTCCGTGCCACGTCCGGATCATCCGGTGAATTTCGTCTGTACCGGTTGCGGCGCGTCGGACGTCGCCACGCGTGACCAATTCTCGGAGGCAATGGAATACCGCCGACTGGACTCCCGGGAGCGGTTGCACCGGAGGACTACCCGTCTGCTCTGCCGCGCGTGTGTTGTGGAAATCCGCGCGTCGGGACGACCCGACCAGCAGGCATTCACGTTCGGGGACGCGCCGTGACCGCCGCCGAAGTCCTCCCGCCCGAACCTCCGGAGGACCGCGACCCGACTGGATGGGAGCGCGAACACCTGACCGACCCGCGCGACGACGCGGGCGGTTACTACGAAATGAGACTGCCCGGGATTAGCGCGCCGACCCTGGACGCGCACGCGGAACACCGCGCGCGCCTGGACGCGGAGGCGGAACGCGACTACTGGCGGGACCAATACCTGAACGCATGCGCGACCCTCCGTGAGATCGAACCGCGTTTTCGCGGCGGTAGGCGGTGACCGGTGCCTGTCGACCTCTCCGATTACGTCCCCGTTGCCGAACGAATCGCCAAACTGCGCGCCGACTACCCGTCCGCGGTGCTCCGTACCGTCCAGCGCGAGGTTGTGGAAATCGGCGGGGTCTGGGGATGGGTCGTTACCGCGGAGTGCTACCTCTCCCCGGACGATCCGCTCCCGTCCACGGGGAGCGCGTGGGAACCCTTCCCGGGGAAAACCCCGTACACGCGCGACTCCGAACTACAGAACGCCGAAACGTCCGCGTGGGGACGCGCGATCGTCGCGCACCTCGCGGCGGACACGACGCGGGGGATCGCGTCCGCCGATGAGGTCCGGAACCGCTCCGACGACGGCGGCGGCGAACCGCGGCGCGCGTCCGACGCTCAGATTCGCAAGCTGGAGAAAGCCATAGAGGAACGGGGACTACCGGACGGTGTCCCATGGCCGGACTACACCGCTCTCAGCATGCGGGAGGCGTCGGCGCTGATCGACGCGGTCGAAGCGCGCCCCCGCGAATATCCCGAACCGGTTCGCGTCACGCCTGCCCGCGACGCGACCGGGGACGGAGCGTCGGAACCCCTTCCGGTCGGTTCACAACCGCCCGTAGCCGATTCGGAAGGGACCGACGTTCGCCCGTGGAACCGCCGCGCGTTCCCGTTCGACGCGGACGCGGACGCGGTGGACCGCTACTGGAAAGTCGTCCTGGCCGCGCTCCCCGGTCTCGGTCCGGTGACGTTCCTCCGGACCGCGCGTGACATCGCGGTAGAGCGCGGACTCCCCGTCCCGGGCGCGATCGCGGAGATCGTGGACCCGGAGCTAGTGAACGCGGTTCGTCTCTGGGCGGACGCGCGCGCCGACGAGAAAGGCGTCCCCGTATGACGTTCCTAACGGTCGTCCTCGTCCTCTGGGTCCTCGCGCTGGGGATGGTTGCCTACGCGGTCGTGCAATGGGTCTAGGCGGCGCTGGTCCCCGCCGTAGAGGTTCGGAGTGGGAGCGTCGGGTCCGGGACTACTTCCGGACCCGGGGTTACGACGCGGAACGTCTCTACGGTGCTGGACGCGCCGACGACCGCGGGGACCTGATCCTCGCCCGCTGGACGCGTCTGCTGGTCGAATGCAAGTTCTCCGCCAAGTCGGAACGCGGCAAATGGCTGACGGAGGCGCGCGCCAAAGCCGCCGCGTGGGGGACGGCGGAGCTAGTCCCGATGCTGGTTGAGCCGCGCCGTAACTGCGCGGTGGAGCGCGCGTACGTCACCCTGGAGCTAGGCGCGCTCTGCGACCTGATCGACTACGTCGCGAACCGGGTCCACTACCTGGACGAACGGGACCCGGTCGGTTGAGGGATTGGGCGATCCCGACCGCGCTGCTCGCGTCCGACGTCGACGCCGCGGGGGACCGTCTCGCGCTCGCGATCGTGGCGGGACACTGGAACGTCGCGACGCAGACCGCGTACCCGGGGACGCGCCGTGTCGCGACGCTCTCCGCGTGTGCGCTCTCCACCGCGTCCCGCCGTCTCGCGCGTCTGGTCGCTCGCGGGGACCTCGTCGTAGCGTCCCGCGGGAGCGGGAAACGGGCGACCCGGTATCGGGTTCCGGCGCTGGAGGACGGACCCGTAGCGTCCCTCCCTGGACCGAACGCTAACGGTGCTGGCGTTCCTCCCATGGTGGAACGCGAAGGACCGGACGGTCCGGGCGGTAGCTCTAGCGTTCCGTCTGACCCCTCTAGCGTTCCGCTCGCGTTCCCTCTAGGCGGAACAGAAGTAAGAAGTAACGAAGTAATTCCTACGCGCGCGCGCGCGTGCGCGAGGCGGGACCCCGCGCTCCCGGAGACGGACGCTGACGCGTCCGCGTACCGGGAGACGGTGTCCCTTCCGAATCCGGTCACTGAGATTCGGAGGCAGCTAATCGCCCCGACACTCCGGAGGGACCCGGCATGATCCCGGTCGATGCTTTCCCCGCGCCTGTTCGTCGCTTGTCTGGTCGTCGCTCCGTGTCTGACGGTCGCGATCCTGGTCGGCGGGATCGCGGGTCTGCTGTTCGGCGGGATATTCGTCCTGTTCCTGTTCGCGGTGTGGGAGTCCGAACGACGGCGGTAGACCGGTGACCGCGTGCGCGGTCTGCACGGCGGAGATCGTGGACGATCCCCACGGGCGGGAACGTCTCTACTGCTCGCAAGCGTGCCGGATGCGCGCTTTCCGAGATCGCAAGCGCGGACGGCTCCGGTTGTTCGGCGGGAACGATCCGCAACCGCTCCCCCGTCCTGGACTCCGTCACGTCGGACGCGGGGTCTACGAAACCCGCGACGGTGGAATGCGGATCGAAAGCGACGGTCGGCGCTGGTCGATCTCTCTGATCGTGCACGGGGTTCGCTACCCGACCGAACCGACGTACCCGACCCTCCGTGCCGCGCGGCATGCGGCGGGAGTCGAACCCCGCAGGGTCGACCGATGAGGTATCCCCCGGAGCTAACGGTGGTCTGTCCGCTCTGCCACGCGCGTCCCTGCCAACCGTGTCGGTCGCGACGGAACCGCCACCTACAACCGCCCGGGTCCGTGCACGAACAACGGCGCGAGCTAGGGCGACAACTTGCAACCGGGACCGGATCACGAAGGAAACCGCGATGACCGATTAACCGGGAAGCAATCCCCGGTATCCGTCCGCCACTCAGCGACCACGGACTCTCGGTGCTCCCCGCGCTGGACGACCCGGACGTTTCCCTCCACGGAGAGGGAACGCACCGCGGACGATTCGACGGACGGCTAGAGGTCGCGTGCTACTGCGGTCGCCGCACCGTCCTGATGTCTGCCGACGAGGTCGCGCGCGGTATCGAGCCGCCGCCATGTACCGCGCGCATCTGCCGATCGTGGAGCGAGGATCAATGAAACGACCGACGTCCACTCAGCGGGGATACGGCGGACGTTGGCGCGTCATCTCCGCCCGGATGCGGGCGCGTCATCCCTGGTGTTCGCTCTGCGGTGCAACCGCCGACCTCGTCGTAGATCACCTAGACGAACGGACCGACCCGACCGCGCCACGATCCACCGCGCCCGACCGACTGCGGGTCCTCTGCCGACCCTGTAACACGCGCAGACAGAACGCAGCGAGCGAACTACGGGGGATCGTCTGGCAGACCGGTAGAAACCGACCCCGTACAAACGGAGCGCGCGGCGCGCTCGCGGACGACCGGTAGGTAGCCGGATGACGGTCCGATTCTTTGAGTGCGGCGACCCCCGACCGACCTGGACCCGGGGATCGGCGCTCATCCGTTGCGATTCGCCGCGATCGTCTGCGATCGGTTGCGATCGGTTGCGTTCATGAGCGATCGTCCGCAACGTCACGCGCTGGAGCGCGTCGCCCTGCTACGGGGAGCGACGCGTCCCCTGTACCGCGCCGATTGCAAGTGCGGATGGTCCTCGGACGACACCTATCGGACCGACCTCGCCGCGCGTCGCGCCTGGTTCGTCCACCGCGACGGAGGGAGTCCGTACCGATGAGCGAACGGGGACCGATCCGCGCGGCGGGGAGCGTCACGGGCGACCGTCGCTCGGCGCGGGACCTCGCGGCGGACGATTCGATCCCGCCGTGGCGGTATTGGCGAGTGAAGGACCGCGCGTCGCGGTGTATCCGCTGGATCGAAACCTACGTCCGGATTCCTTCGGGCGCGAATGCCGGAAAGCTGCTGAAGCTCGCACCGTTCCAGCGCGACGTCATCGAAACGCTGCTCGCGCCCGGGGTCCGGACGGGAGGTCTCCAGATTCCGCGCGGCAACGCGAAGTCAACGCTCTGCGCGGCCATCGGTCTCTGGGCCGTCATGGACTATCCCGACATGCCACAAGTCCCGCTGATCGCGTACAACAGTCGGCAGGCGTACCGGAACCTGTTCCGTCCGCTGGAGCGAATGCTCGCGATCGCATCCCCGGAGGTCCGCGACCGCGCCGTCCCGTATTCGGCGGAACGTCGGATCGTCTCGGTCTGGAACGCGGGGGAACTGCTCCCGCTCCCCGCCGACGTCGAACGGCTCCAGGGATTGAACCCGACCATCGCGCTCATGGACGAGGCGCAGACGGTCGACCCGGAGATTTTCGCCGCCGTCCTCCAGGGTGCGGGGAAGCGTCCGGAATCCCTCGTCCTCGCCATCGGGACTCCCGCTCCGGGCGCGCAGTCCTCGGCGCTCTACGACCTCCGGGAGAAAGCGCGCGGGGACGCTCCGATCGCGTGGATCGAATACGCCGCCGCCGCGGAGTGCGACCTCACCGACCGTTACGAATGGCGGCGCGCCAACCCCGCGCTAGAGGCGGGGATTCTCTACGCGGACGTCCTGGAGACGGAGCTAGCCGGAACCGTCGATGAGATCGCGTTCCGTTCCTACCGACTCGGCCAGTGGCTCGACGTCGCGATTTCGTCCTGGCTCCCTCCGGGCGCGTGGGCGGAAAACCCCGTCTGCGAGGTCCCACCGGACGGGACGGAAATCGTCCTGGCGCTCGCGGGTTCGTGGCGGTCCTCGGTCGCCCTGGTCGGCGCGACGCTGGACGGGGAAACGTTCCTGGCGTGGGCGGACGACCGGGCCGACGATGAGACGTTGCACTCCGTCATCGACGCCGCCGTCCTCCGGTGGAACGTCCGGGAAGTCGTCATCGCGCCGCGCATCCGTCCGACCCTCGTCCGGTCCCTGGCCGAGATCGGCTATCCGGTGTTCGTCTGGCCCGCGACCCGGAACGACTACGACGCGTCCGCGTCCACGGAATGGCGACGCGCCATCGTGGACGGTCGGCTCCCCCACGATCACGACGAACTGATAGCGACCCACGTCGGGAATCTGAACGGGCGCGCCATGGGGGACGGGACGCTCCGTCTGGAGGCGTCGGACGACTCCGACGTGGACGCGGCGCGGGCGGCGCGGATGGCGTGGGTACGCGCCCGGGAGGCGTCGGAGGTCCCCGCGCCCATGATCTACTGACGGGAATGCACGCGATCGCGTGACGATTCTCGGAAACCCTTCCGACCGAACCCCGCGACCGTCACCGTAGGCCCGTGAACGCCGCTCTAAGCGTCCGCGCTGCTCGCGCCGTCGACCGGACGCGGACGGTCTCCCGGTCGTTCTACAGACTGTTCCAGGGTCCCTATACGTCCGTCGTCCTCCAGGACGACCCGACGTCCGCGCCGTACGCGGTCGCGGTGTCGGAGCGCGTCGCGCTCGCCATGGGCGCGGTTTACCGCGCGGTGTCGATCTACGGGGACCTCATCGGCACCATGCCGGTGAACGCGTATCACGACCGCGACAAGCTGGGTCTGCCCGGGTTCCTCGCGCATCCCGCAGGGTCACCGGTCGGGGCGACCGATGAGATCGGCCAAATCTGTTGGTCGCTGCTGCTCCGGGGGAACGCGTATCTGGTCCCGACTCACTACGGGAACCGCGGCGGATACCCGGAGGCGTTCACCGTCCTGGACCCGACGCGGGTCACCGTCACCGACGCGGCGTCCGGGGGAACCGAATACCGGTACCACCGCGACGCGCAAGGTCCGGACCTCATCTGGACGAACCCGGGACCGCTGGAGCTATTGCATATCCGCTGGCAGCGTCCGCCCGGGTCGTCTGTCGGGATCGGAGTCCTGGACGCCAACGCGTACCCGGGCGGGACCCTCTCGGGCGCGTGGGCGACGAACTACTACGCCGCGGACCTCATGCGGAACCCGACGCCGCCCGCGGTGCTGACCCATCCCGCGCGGCTGAACGCGACGCAAGCCGCCGACCTCCAAAGTCAATGGTCGACGTCGGTTGGTCGCGCGCGGTCGGTCCCCGCGGTGCTCTCCGGAGGGATCACGTTTCAGTCGCTCCCGCTCTCGGCGCGCGACGCGCAGCTAATCGAATCGCGCCGCTGGAACGCGACCGACATCGCGACGCAGTTTGGCCTACCGCCGTACATGCTCGGCGGGTCGACCGGGGACTCCCTGACCTACGCGACGGTCGAAGGGGAAATGATTCGTCTCTGGACCACCGCGCTTATGCCGATGACGGTCCGTCTGGAGCGCGCGCTCTCCGCGTGGCTCCCGCTTGGTCAGACGCTCCGGTTCAATCCGGACGCGCTGCTCCGGTCCCAGACCTTGGACCGCTACAACGCGCACGCGATCGCACTAACGAACGGGTTCGCGACGCTGGACGAAATCCGTCAACTGGAGAACCGTCCGCCACTCGCGGACGTGGACGGCGGCGACGAGGTCGGCGCGCTCTCCGTCGCGGAGACGTTGCAAAAAATCTACCTCGCGGCGGGGACGGTTATCACGGTGGAGGAAGCGCGCCAGATTGCCGCGGACGCGGGCGCGGACATTGTCCCCGCCGATGCTGACGCGCTGGCAGAGATCGACGGAGGGACCGGACCATGAGAGATACGCAAGCCTGGATACTCGTCGTAGAGGTCGGGATCATCGCGCTGGGCGCGCTGGTCGGACTGTTCCGCCGATGACCGCGACTCCGGTGCTAGAGGGATCGATCTACCGCCGATTCGACGCGGCGCTAGAGATCGAAAGCGACGGACGTTCGATCATCGGGCGCTGCTGTCCCTACGACGTCGTCGCGGACGTGGAGGACGGCGGCGCGCTCTACCGCGAGGTCATTCGACACGGCGCGTTCCGGAAGGTGGCGAAAGCGCCGAACCGGGTCCCGCTCAACTTTGAACACCGGACCGACCTCGGTAGCGAGATCGGTCGGGCGGTCGAGCTAGAGGAACGGGACGACGGTCTCTACGGGACGTTCCGCGCGCATGATTCCATGCTGGGGGAGCATGGTCTGTCAATCATCCGGTCTGGAGCGGTGCGCGGTCTGTCGATCGCGGCGGTACTGCACCCCGCGGGTTCGCGCCTGGTGGACGGGGTCGTAGAGCGTCGGCTGTTGCTGCTGGATCACGTCGCGGTGACGTCGTCCCCGTCCTATCCGGGCGCGGAGGTTACGACGATCCGGAGCGGACAAGCGCGACCCGGCATCGCGGAAACCCTTGCAAGGCAGGCGCAACTACGCGCACGATCGGCGCGCTAACCCACGACCCCTCGGTAACGATCCGCCCGACCCCTCGGTAGCGAGCGCAAGCCGCCCGACCCCTCGGTAGCGAGACGTCCGACCCCTCGCACGGGAGCGACGAACCGCCCGCGCTACCGGAGGTCTACCTAGTGAATCCCGTTCTGGATCGTCTCCACGCCGAACGTTCGACCGTCCTGGACCAAGTCGATTCGGTCACGACCGACGCCGAAGCGAACGACCGCGACCTGTCGTCCGCCGAACTGGAACTGATCGCGCGGTGTCACTCGCGCATCGAATCGGAGCTAGACCCGCAGATCGACGCGCTGGAACAGATCGAACGGACCCGCGCCGTCCACGTCGCCCGCGCACCGTCGCCCGTTCCCGCTCTCATCCCCGCCGCCCCCGCGTCCGAACCCGACCAGATTTACCGGAGCTACGCGGAGTACGCGCGGGACGTCATCATCTCGCGGTTCGACCAGATCGCGCAGCGGTCCGGGGTTCCTCGCCACGTCGCGGCGGAACGTATCGAGCGCGTGGTCGCGAACACGCTTTCGGCTGACGTCGCGGGTCTGATCCCGCCGCAGTACCTCACGACGTTCGCGCAAATCATCGACAAGTCGCGCCCGATCGTCCAGACCGCGCGGCGCGTCAGTCTCACGTCCGGGACCCTGTCGTATCCGTCGATCACGCAGCGTCCGACCGTCGCGAAGCAGACGACAGAGAAAACGGAACTGTCGTCGCAGAAAATGACGGTTGCGTTTGTGAACGTCACCGCCGACACCTACGGCGGAACCGGGGACCTGTCCTGGCAGGCAATCAACTGGTCCACTCCGGACGCGCTCGCGCTCTGGTTCGACCTCGCCGCGGAGGCGTACGCGATCCAGACCGAAGCGGCGGCGGGGACCGTTCTGGCCGCGGCGACCGTGATGGCGACTCCCGCGATCCCCGCGTCCCCGACGCTCGCGGACTGGATGACCGCGCTTACCGCGGCGTCCGGCGTGATCTACACCGCGTCCCGCCGTCGTCCCGACACCGTCTTCGCTGACGTGACTACCGGCTATTCGATCATGGGTCTGGTGTCCAACGTCGCGCCCGTGTTCATCCCCACCGGTGGATTCTCGCTCTCCAGCGGTCAGGGAAACATTGCCGGTTTGAATCTCGTCATCTCCGCGGGACTCCCCGCGAAGACGGTCGTAGTGGGCAACGCGTCGTCTCTGCTCGTCGCGGAAACGGCGGGTTCTCCCGTCGAACTGCGCGCGGTGGAACCCGCTATTGGCGGGATGGAAGTCGGAGTCATCGGAGCGTTCGCCGCCAAGATCACCGACGCGGGCGCGTTCCGGAAGCTGACCATTCCGTAGACGGAGGACGCGCACCAATGACGAACGAAACCGACCCCGCAGACGTCACCCCGACCGACACCGGACCCGACCCTGACCCCGCCACGCCGCCGACCGCGGAGGACGTGGCGCGGGAACAGAACCTTGGCGACGGTCCGCAGTCGCACGACACCTCCCCGCTAGAAGTCCCCGACCCACGCGGGAACTGGGAGGACGGTCCGCAGTCTCATGACACCGCGGGCGACTCTCCCGCCGACGACGTCGCCGCGACCCACGACGCGGACTAACGGACGTCGTGGCGTACGCGACGGCGGCGGAACTGGCGGCGGCGCTACGCGTCGCCGTGTCCGAGAAAAACCAGGACCTTCTAGAAGCGTCCGTCGCCGCCGCGTCCGCGGAGATCGATCATCAATGCGGACGCGACGTCACGACGCCTATCCCCGTGGACGATCCGCTCGCCCATATGGTCGCGCTCGCTCGCGGCGTGGAGTGGTTCAAAGCGAACGACGCCGCCTTCGGCGCGGTCGGGTTCGACGCGACCGGAGTCCTCACCGCGCCGCGGGACGGGTTCGCGCGTCACGCCGCCGACCTCGTCCCGCTGGTCCAGACGTTCGGGGTCGCGTAATGGCGGTCCGTCTGCTGGAGTCGGGTTCGATCCGCCTACTCCAGCCGTCCGCGTCGGTCCTGGAGGACGGACGCGCGCTCTCCGACGTCCGCGCGCTGGTCATGGAACTGCTCGCGCCCCCGGACGGAAACTCAGAGTGGACCGTCGCGGAAGGGATCGTGGACGCGTTCGTCCCGCCCGGGTTCCTGGTGACGTGGGGCGACGGTTGGGTCCAACCGAAAACGCATTGCGCGGTGACCGCGGCGCTGGACGTCGTCTGCATCGCGGCGCGGTTTGAACCGGAGTCCGGAACCGTGACCCTGGAGCAACTGGTCGAACTGGCTTTCGCGCGGTTCCGCGCGGGCGGTCTGGTCCCGCGCTCCGTCTCCGCGCCCGGTCGGTTCGATATCGGCGGGGTCCCGTACCTCGCGGCGCACATCGCGCTCGATAGTCCCGCGACCTTGGGAGGTCCGTCCTAATGCCAGCTAGCCCGGTTACCGCTGCTCCGTTCATCCCCGTCAAGCCGCTTATTTCGATCGACTCAGGCGGCGGCAATACCGTTTCGTTTGAGTGCGCGTCGGAGTCGGTGGAGGTCTCGGTCGAGCAAGACGAGAACACCTACGAGACGTTTTGCGGGACGTACACCAACTACAAGCCGGAACAGTGGACGGTAACCGCGTCCGTGTTCCAGAGCTACGGAGCGACGGGACTCTGGACCCTCGTCCGTCCGCTGGTCGGACCCGCGCGCGCCTTCACGTTCCAACCGGATTTCACTCTCCCGGTCTCAGTGACGAACCCGAAAATGTCCGGGACCGCGATCGTTAAGGCGTTCCCGTTCTACTCCGGGTCGCCCGGAGAACCGCAGGCGTTCGATCTCGTCCTCGCGGTCCAGGGAACACCTACGTTTGCGATCGCGTAACCGTGGCCGGACTAAGCGCCGACGTCAACGCGGCGGACGTCGACCGGTTGCTCGGGCGCGTCGCGCGCGCAATGCCGCGCGCGGGCGCGGACGCGGGACTCGCCACCGCGCGCGACGTCGCAGTCCGCGCGCGAGGAAACCTCCCGCGCCGGTCGGGTCGACTCGCGGGAAGCGTACGGGTCGACCCGACCCCGGACGGAGCGTCCCTAGTGGTCGCCGCGCCTTACGCGGCGTGGATCGAATACGGCGGGTCCCGGGGACGTCCGTACGTTCCGGAGGGACGCTACGTCGCGCCCGCAGCGGACGGCGCGGAAACTGACATGGCGCGGACCGCGGCGCTCAACTTTGAGCGGGAGGTCTGAACCGTGGACGACCTCCCCGACAAGGTCCGGGTAGACCTGGCCGAAGTCACGTTCGGAGAAATGATCGACGCGACGGAAGCGGCGAACGTCGCGGACCCGACCGCCGCGAGTGCGGCGGATCAGGCGCGGCTTAACGCGGCGTTCTGCTGGGTCGTCATCCGGCGCGACCGTCCCGGGTTCACCTACGCGGACGCGCTGTCTCTGCCGATCTCACGCGTGGAGGTCATTCAAGCGTCCGACCCAAAATCCCCGGACCTCGCCGCGTCCGATACCGGGACGCCGCCCGCATCGGACGAAGTTGGAACATCGGACCGCTTGACGTGATGGCGTACCCGGTCGGTCTGTTGGACGCCATGGACCACGTTCTCCGCGAGGAAGATCGCGCCCGGAGGCGCGCGGAGTCCCGCGCCAAAGCGCGGAGACGTCGTTAGGTGGCGGGGTCCGCGGACGTCCTCATCCGGTTCATCGCGGACACCGCGTCCGCGTCCAAGGAAGTCCAAGGGTTCGGCTCACAACTGAAATCCTTCGGCGGAAAAATCGCGGGGTTCATCGGCGGCGCAGCGGTCGGCGCGTTCGCGGCGGACGCGGTGAACGCAGCAAACGACATGGCGGAGTCCGTGTCCAAGGTCCGGACGGTGTTCGGGGACTCGTCGCGCGAGCTACTGAAATTCACGGAGAACGCGGCGACGAACCTCGGACTCTCGCGGCGCGCCGCGACCGACGCCGCGGGCGCGTACGGGAACCTGTTCACTCAGCTAGGACTCACGACCGCCCAGAGCGCGGATATGTCCAAGGGTCTGCTGACCCTGACGTCGGACCTGGCGTCGTTCCACAACGCGGACCCGACCGCGATCCTGGAGGCGCAATCCGCCGCGTTCCGCGGGGAGTATGACGCCATTCAGCGGTTCATCCCCACGCTGAACGCGGCGACGGTGGAGACCCGCGCGCTCGCGGACACGGGGAAGACGTCCGCCGATCAACTGACCGCCACGGAGAAAGCCGCCGCGACCTACGCGCTCATGATGGAAGGCGCGGGGAAAGCGACGGGGGATTTTGCGCGGACCTCCGACTCCGCCGCCAACCAGCAGCGGATTTTGCAAGCGAAGACGGACGACGCGTCGGTGTCGATCGGTCAGGCGCTACAACCGGCGATCGCGGTCCTGGTCCCCATCCTCGCGGACATGGCGACCGCGTTCGCGGGGCTAGAGAAACCGATCCAACTTGTGGTCCTCGGTCTCGGCGGACTCGCGATCGCGATCGCGGTGCTCGGCGCGGAGATCGCGCTCCCGGTCGCCGCGCTCGTCGCGCTCGTCGCGGCGGCGGTCTGGACGTGGGAGAACTGGGACCAAATCTGGACCTGGATCAAGGAACACCCCGCGCTCGCGGCGGTCGTCGCGATCGTGGCCGCGCCTATCGCGTCGTTCGTTCTGCTCATCGGCGGGCTAAAGCTGCTCTGGGAGAACTGGGATTCGATTTGGTCCGCGATCAAAGGCGTGACCAGCGGCGCGGTCGGCGCGATCGGCGGGTTCGTGGACGCCATCCTCGGATTCTTCCGGTCGATCCCGGGCGCGATCATGGGCGCGATCTCCGGACTCTGGGAGATCATTACGCGTCCGTTCCGCGACGCGTATAACACGATCTCCGGAGTCGCGTCCGATATCAAGTCCGCGTTTTCGGAGGCGGTCGGATTCGTCAAGGGAATCTGGAACGGGTTCGCGCGCGCGTGGAACGGAATTGAGATCAACATTCCGTCCGTGGATATCCCGCTGGTCGGTTCGATCGGCGGCGGGTCCGTCTCGCTCCCGAACCTTCCGATCCTCGGCGCGGGCGGAATCATTAACGGTCCGACGCTCGCGCTGCTCGGGGAACGCGGACGCGAGGCGGTCGTCCCGCTCCCCGCGCGCGGCGACCTGCTCGGCGGATCGAACGTCACCTACGAAATCGCGGTTTCCGTCGCGCCCGGGACGTCCCCCGTGGAGGTCGGCGGCGCGCTCATCGACGCGATCCGCGCATACGAACGGGTCAATGGTTCCCGCTGGAGGTCCGCGCAAAATGCCTGACCGCAGAGTCACGGAAGACACGACGATTACCGCGGCGGGAGTCGCGGCGGGCGATTGGTTCGACCTTGTCGACGTCTCCGACGCGACGGACGCCGCGTCGGGAACGAATAAGAAGATCGCCGCGAGCGAGGTCGCCGCGCTGGTCTCCACGTTGCTGAACCTGTCCACGACGTACCAACCCGCGGACTCCGACCTGACCGCCATTGCCGCGCTGACTACGACCGCGTTCGGTCGGTCCCTGCTCGCGCTCGCGGACGCGGCGGCACTCCGCACCGCGGCGGCGCTGGTCCCGGGGACGGACGTTCAGGCATACGACGCGGAGCTAGCCGCGCTCGCGGGTCTGGCATCCGCCGCGGATCGGGTCCCGTATTTCACCGGTTCCGCCGCGGCATCCCTCGCGACCTTTACCGCCGCCGCGCGGACGTTCACCGCGCTCGCGTCCCTCACCGCGCAGCAGCAGTACCTCCAGGTTCAGGGGATCAATCCGCAGACCGGGACGACGTACACCCTCGCGACGACCGACCAGACGCAGCTAATCACCCAGAGCAACGCGGGCGCGATCACGACCACCGTTCCGCAGGACTCCGCGGTGACGTTCCCGGTCGGCGCGTGGACGGAGCTATATCAACTGGGCGCGGGACAAATCACCGTCGCCGCGGGCGCGGGCGCGACGTTGCGCGCCACTCCGACCGCGAAGGCGCGCGCGCAGTATTCCCGTCTGTTCCTCCAGAAAATCGCCGCCAATACATGGGCGCTCTCCGGAGACATCGCGGCGACATGAGTCCGGTAGCGGGCGCGCGCTACGCGCAGCAGCAGATAACGGGCGGTCCGCCGCCGACCGGTCCCCCGGTCGCGGGTTACGTCGCTTGGTATGACCCTTCGGACGCGGGTTCGATCACGTCCAGCGGCGGCGCGGTCTCGCAACTTGACGACAAGTCCGGGAACGGTCGACACCTGACCAACGCGACCGGAGGGACGCAGCCGACAACCGGGACGCGGACGCAGAACGGTTTAAACGTCCTGGATTTTGACGGGACGAACGATCAACTATCCGTCTCCGGGTTCACGCTGACGCAGCCGTATACCGTCTTCGCGGTCGCGCTCTCCGACGACGGCGCGGACGCGACCGGACAACGGATCACGGACGGTCAAGCGTCGTCCACGATTCTGGGCAAGACGACCGCGAATAGCTGGAACCTGTTCGCGGGGACCGGGCTACTGGGCGGGACGGTCGACGGCGGCGCGCACGTTCATGGCGGAGTCTTTGACGGCGCGACGTCCACGCGTCGTGTCGACGGCGCGGTAGTCGCGAGCGGTAACGGCGGGACCTCGTCCCACGGTGGACTCCGTCTCGCCATATCGAACACCGGTACCAATTTCTGGGACGGTTGGATCGCGGAAGTCGTCATGTACCCGACCGGACTGTCGGCGGGGGACTGCTCGTCCGTAGAGGCGTACCTCAAAACGAAATGGGGGACGCCGTGACGGACCGTCTGCTGGAGTCCGGGGACCTCCGCCTGATCCAACCCGGGGATACTCGTCTGCTGGAGGTCGGCGGCGGGTCGGGGACGATCGGTCCGATCGCGGACGTCGCGATTCACGTCGCGCTCGGGTACTACGGCGCGGAGGCGGACCTGTTCCTCTGGGACGTCGCGGAATGGGACGTCGGGGAATGGGCGGACGTCGCGCCGCTGGATGACATTTCGTGTCACGTCGTCTCCGTCGCGATCGGTCTCGGTCGGGACCAACCGCTGGACCGGTTCCGCACCGGAACCGCGACCGTCGAACTGGACGACCCGGAAGGACGGTATTCGCCCTGGTC